GACATTAGGTGACACTAGCCCAATTACCGCATTATCAGGGCTACCTGTGCAAACTACTTCCGCAGGTGTTATTGCTGCGCTTATTGCATTTAAAGCAACTCAAATTTGGCAAATTACGGGTGACTCGGCAATCACGGGTTCATTATCGCTTAACTACTTGTCGCTTAATATCGGATCAGTATGTCCAAGGTCAGTTGTACCATCACCATTAGGGACATTCTTTGCTGGCCCTGACTCAGCTTATTTAGTTAATGCTTTCGGTGCAGTGATGCCCGTTACTTACCAAGATGGTTATGGTGCGACACCTGATATTAGACAACCTTTCGGATACATTACTCAGCCTACACGTGTTGCGGCAGCGTTCGCTGGCAACATTTATCGCATCTGTATTCCTACCATTGTCGATGGTGTGGCTGGCACATACGACTACTGGTTTGATACGCGTAAAAAGCGTTGGAATGGCCCACACAGCTTCGTATATGACTGTGTATCGTCAGCAGGTAACTATTTCATACTTTCAGGGTATGGTAGTGGTGCAAAAATGTTTAACGGGTATGTTTACCCAAGCTCGTCAACCGTCTATAACGATAACGGGGTGACTTACAATGTAGAGCTTAAATCAGCGCAATTCCCAAAACGTGATGACATGGAAATGAAGCAGGTTGTGGAATCCACAATTGAGCTTTCATCTATCGGTAACGCAACTACGTATGCCATTTCAGCTTATGATGATAAAGGTAACTATATCAACGGTACTAACGTAACGACTGGTCAAGTTGGCGGTATTTGGGGGTCTAATAAGTGGGGCGATGGTACTTCATGGCAAAGCTCAACAATTTCACCTAGAACTTACGCAGTAAACTGGACAATACCGTTGGTATTCAATAAACTAGCAATTGACGTACTTGCGCCAGCATCCACATCCATTGCAATTGGTACATTCTATGCAAGGTATCAACGTACTGGCTACTTATTACAGGCTTGAGGTAGATTATGAGTAACATTATCAGCACATTTCCAACCACCTTACAAAATGGTACGGTTGAGGACGCAACTCAAGTAATGACACTGTTTAGCTGGATTCAAAACCAAGTAAACGGTAATGCCTGTGGTGCAACAAGTGGATCAGGGGTTCTTAAAGGTGATGGTGCAGGTAATACAGCACAAGCCGTTGCTGGTGTGGACTTCACAACAGGCGCTCAAGTACAAAACTCAAGTCTCACATTCTTATCCTCGGTAGCTGGTACCAATACAATCGTTGGCACTTTAACTCCAGCCATTACAGCTTACCAAGCTGGTCAAATGTTTAGCTTTATATCAGCGGGTGCCAATACTGGCGCAGTAACGCTTAATGTAAATGGCGTAGGAGCTAAAGCTGTCACAAAATTAGGTAGCACAGCATTAGCTGCTGGTGATATTACAGCCAACGCTATTATCATTGTTCAATACGATGGTACTGAATTTCAATTAGTTGCACCTGCCGCATTAAGTGGTTTAGGCACAATGGCTTTCCAAAGCTCAAGCTCAGTGTCAATTACGGGCGGTTCAATTTCAGGTGTGAGTTTCACTGGAAACATCACTGGTAATGCCAGTGGTTCTTCAGGATCATGCACAGGTAATGCGGCAACTGCAACACTGGCAACTAATGTAATAAACGCTTTAGGTCAAGGTTCTCAAAGTTGGATTAATGAAACATCAAATCGAATATTCGGTACCACATATACTAATACTACTGGGGTACCAATTTTTGTATTAGTAACTGGGCATGTAGCATCAGCACCTAATGCTAATAATTATGGTTCTTTTTCAATTAATGGTGTAGTGATTGGTTACTTTGGTGTAGATTCTGGAAATCAATCAGGTATCTTGATTCCAACTTCATTTATTGTCCCTAATGGGGCTACATATTCGGTTCAAGTGGTAACTGGTTCATTTACTTTAAATTCATGGTATGAATTACGTTAAGGATAAATAATGGAATACTTTAAAAATCCTTCTGATGGTCAAGTTTACGCATACGATCCTGGGACTCAACAAGACCTTATTGACCAAGCTATTTCTAATGGTTGGACAAATGTTACTGGTTCGTGGCCACCACCAGCACCGCCAGCACCGCCTACTGCTGATGATAATAAAGCTACTGCTAAAGCATTACTGGCTGATACTGATTGGTCAGAAGTACCTAGCGTAAACGATCAGTCATTATCTCCACATTTAGATAATGGTGCAGCGTTTGTTACTTATCGTACTGCCATCCGTTCAATTGCAGTTAATCCCGTAGCTGGTGACATCGTGTGGCCAGCCCAACCAAAAGCCCAGTGGAGTAATTAAAAATGGAACACGATCACGTTAAGAACGCCATCGACATTGGAGCCATTGCTGGATTGGCTGGAGTGCTAACTGGCATATTACCAGTCGTGACCACATGGCTTTCCTTCCTATGGGTTTGCTTACGGATATATGAGACCAAAACTGTTCAACGCTTAATTCACGGTAAACAAAATGACACAAATAACAACTCACTTTAGTCTTGAGGAGCTTACTCGCTCAGACACAGCGGTACGTTTAGGTATCGACAATACGCCTTCAGACGCGATTTTGGCTAACCTTAATGTATTGGCTCAAGGTTTAGAAAAAGTGCGTAGCTTGCTGAGCATATACAACAGCCCCCTCCTAATTAGCTCAGGCTATCGTTGCCCCGCATTGAATAAAGCTTTACATGGCGCAAGAGATTCAGCTCACATGGATGGTTATGCTGCTGATTTTACTTGCCCTGATCGTGGCACACCTCTCGACATCGTTAAACAGCTTGCCGCCTCAGACTTACAGTTTGACCAACTAATACAAGAAGGTACTTGGGTGCATATCTCGTTTGACCCTAAAATGCGTCGTGAAGTATTGACTGCTCATTTTGTGAACGGCGTCGCAACTTATACGAATGGTGCTTAATATGGATATGGGCAAACTTATTTCGATGATATTTCCAGTAATGGTCGCAGCCGTTGGTTGGATGATTACTAGCGTAAATGGTATGCAAAATGAGTTAGTCGATATTCGTTCTAAAATGCCAGCATTAATTACACCACAAGGTGTGCCTACTGATAGCCCTATTTCAGCGGAAGCTCGGAATAAACTTAAAGAAGAATTAAACGGTAAGATTGGTGAATTAAATGTGCGAATCCGTATATTAGAGGAACACGATAAGGAGTTTAAAAAATGAACTGGTTAGAACAAATTGCACCAACCATTGCATCATGTCTAGGTGGTCCACTAGCTGGATTAGCAGTAACCGCAATCTCTAAAGCCCTTGGCGTGAATGAGAATGATGTCAATAAAACTATCGAAAGCGGAAAATTATCTGCCGATCAAATTGCTTCACTTAAACAAGCTGAGTTGCAATTGCAATCTCAAGCCCAGCAACTAGGCTTAAACTTTGAGCAATTAGCGGTTCAAGATCGTAGCTCAGCACGTACTATGCAAGCTACCACAAAATCATTGATACCTGGCGCCTTAGCTATTTTTGTGACTGTGGGCTTCTTTGGCATCCTTTACGCATTGATGGCAGGGTATGCTACTAAATCTGACGAGCTAATGATTATGCTTGGTTCATTAGGTACAGCTTGGACTGGCATTATCGGGTTTTATTTCGGGTCATCTGCTGGCAGTCAAGCAAAAGACCAATTGCTACATCAATCGACACCTGTGGGAAGCTAATCATGGTTACTAAAGTCGCACGTCCAGCAATTAAAACTAGCTCAGGTAAAGTTGTACCAGCTCCACGCTTAGGGTTGCAACATAAAGACATTGACGCTGAAGGTCAACGTGGTTTCTTACTTAGCAATGGCAAATTTGCTAATCGTGGTGAAGCTGCTAAAGTAGCTAAAGCAGCAGGTCAAGTAACTGGTGTACAATCACTACATAGTCACCATTTACCCGAATATAAAGCTAAACACAGAGGTAAGAGCAAATGAGATTTGAGGACACAGCGTATATCCCTAAAGGTACTTCAACAACTGAAGTTGACCGTATCTTAAAAGAAGTTGGCAATGTTGACGTTATTCATCATTTCAACTCAGGGGTTTTACGCTAAGAGGTGCATGTCCCCGCAGGTAGTAAGTTATGCCAACATAGCCATACGTTTGACCACATGAGCATTTTAGCAAGTGGTACAGCTAGGGTTGTGGTTGATGGTGTGGCTGCGGAGTTTACTGGACCTCAATGTTTGACGATTGAAGCAAATAAGCATCATTCCGTCGAAGCCCTCACCCCAGTCGTTTGGTTCTGCGTCCACGCAACCGATCACACAGACGTTGAGAACGTGGATATGATGCTTATAGAGGAACGCTGCAATGCTTAAAATTCACAAAATGCTAATTGCGATTATTAGCCCATCATTTATCAGTGCCATCGCAGGGCCAGTCTTAGGGTCAATTGCAGGTAATGTGGTTGGTGGGATTATGGGCGGGGGTGATAGCCAATACTCAGGCGGCGGTTTACCTGCTTATCAACCAACATGGCAAAGCGGTGCCGATACTGCATGGCAACAAGCGTATGGTCAAAATCAAAATATCGTTAATCAAGCGTATGCTGGTGCCAATCCACTTTATCAACAATCATTACAACAGCAAAACGCAATTAATTATGACCCATACCTACAAGCATACGGTCAAGCAGGTAACTATTACGGTCAAGGCGCTAATGTGGCTGGTCAACAAGCTGGTGCTTACGGTCAGCAAGCAGCTTTATCTAGCCAGCAGCAACAGAATTTGTACAATGCTGGGAACCAAGTCTATCAGACTGCGCTTGACCCACAAAACGCGCTATTCCAGCAAACGCAACAGCAACTAACCGAACAGGTCAACGCGGGTCAAGCAATGCGTGGCTTGGGTAACTCTGCTGTGGGCGGCGCTGAATACAACCAAGCGATGCAAAACTTTGACATTGCATGGCAAAATCAACAATTGGCTCGGCAAGCACAAGGTCTTGGTGCGATGGCTCAAGGTAGTCAAGCGGGTGGCGCACAAGGTCAATTGACTGGTGCTAACCTAGCTGCACAAGCGGGTGCTTATGGTACTGCTGGTGGTTATCAACAACAAGCTGGTCAAGTGCCATTATCAGCACAGCAATACGCCGCGCAACAACCTGGTGTGGTAGGTACACAATACGCTCAGCAAATGGCTGGCTTGCAAGGGCTTAACGCTACTAACATGAACCAAGCTCAAGCTTACATGGGCATGGGTCAAGCTGCAAGTATGAACGCATACAATCAATATGCTGGTCAGCAAGCAGTCAACACCGCTAACAATGCCGCTAATGCTCAGTTAGGTTATCAAATCGGTAGCAATCCTGCTGTGGGCAACTGGCTCAATACCAACATTTTTGGTGGCGGTAATGCAAGCTCACAATCTATGGCTAACCAAGGCAACTATAACCAAGCTGGCGTTTACACTGGCCCTGGCGCATTACCTGATACTTCAGGCTTATATTACTCAGCATCATAAGAGGCTATCATGGGACTACTAGCACCAGGTTTCGCACAAGGTATCTTAAACGCTCAGCAACAACAGCAAGCCGATGCTCAGCGCAAGCAACAAATGGACTACCAAGCTTGGCAAATTGAGCAAGCTAAGCAACAACAAGCTCGTCAATTGCAAGCGCAACAAAATTACGGAAGCGTACTTAACTCAGCTTATGGTATGCCCCCTCCTGTGGCTGGCGGTCAAGGGCAAGGTCCTCAACCTCCTGCACCTGGCCAAGCCTCAGTACCAATGGCTCCTCCACAATCACCCAACGGTGGTATGGGCGGTATGCAAGGTGCTACACCTCCAATGGCGCAAGGTATTATGCCAGGCGAGTCAGGCGGTATGCCAACACGTCCACCACAAATGGGTGGCGGTTTACCTCCATATCAAACAGTACAAAGCCTAGCACAAGGTCAACCTCCTCAAGCTGGCGGTATGCAAATGATGCAACCTCCTGCACCACCAGCAACGAATGACATTGGCACTAAGCCTTTGACTGTGGCCAGCGTGGTTCAATTACTTAAAGCCCAAGGTGTGCCTCAAGACCAATGGTATGACACCATGGCTGAGATGAAGCCGTTGTTTGACGAGCAAAATAAACAAGAGTTACTAAGCCTTAAGACACAAATGGATGCCACTAGAATGGCTAACGACGTGTATAAAGCGGTACTTAGCGGTAAAAATATTGATAGCTTAATTGAAGCTCGTGGTAAAGCTGCTGAAGGTAAATGGGTCACTAAAAATGTACAACGTGGCAATATGATTGTCCCAGTGCAATTCAATTCTGTGACTGGCGAGGAACGTGAGATCCCAGGTGAAATGGGTGGTGGTAAATGGAACCCTAACGCACCTACAGCGCAATTGACTAATGTACCGTTGACTGCGGCTGGTCAAAAAGCTAAATCTCAACTTGCTAATTCAGGTCAAAATATCAGCCGTATCGACAATAAGACATTTAATGACATGGGCGCTGATGCTGAAGCCACTGGTACGTCAGTGTTAGACACAAAAGCTGGATTTAAAGCTACTACATCGGCACTCACACAAAACGAGAAAGATTTGGCTGCGATCAAGCCTTATAAAAATATGCTTGATACCAATATTGACATTGCTAAAGGTTTGAGCAAAAAAGTTGTATTGGCTAACAGTGCGTATGCTAACAAGACACTTAATTGGATTAAACAAAATGCTGGGGATAACCCTGACACAGCCGAATTTTTGGCTCAAATGCGATTTGTTGAGACTGAAGCTGCTCGTGTGCTTAATAACCCACGGTTGTCAGGTCAGTTGACAGACTCAGCTCGTAAAGAGATGGAGTCAGTGGTTTCAGGTAACTTGCCAATCAACTCACTTGATCGCGTACTTGCTCGTATTAAAGCTGACGGCGATAACCGTGTTAAAGCACTTGAAGCTGAAAATAAAACTTTACGTAAATCTAATACTAAACCTGCTGCGGCAACTACAAAAGCCGATGAAGATCTTATTAACCAATATCTACCTAAAACTTAATAGGTGAAGTATGGCTGCTACTTACGAAGATGCAATGACCGCGTTACGAAATGCTGATAAGGCAGGTGATACTGCCGCTGCTCAAAAACTCGCTGTGATTGCTAACAAGCTCAAACCTCAAGCGGAAGAAGCGCCTACGGTTAGCCCTGAGCAACGTTTGCACGACTTTGACCCTAATGCGGGCTTCAATGCTAAACCACAAGTTGCTGCGCCATCTGTAGATAATCGCTCAATGGCTAAGAAATACATCATCGACCCAGTATTTGGTGTGGTCGAAGCCCCTATTGCTTTAGCGACGGGTATTCCTGCTGGATTGAAATACGCAAGTGAATACGAAAAAGGTCGTAGAGTTGGTGATCCATTAGCCGCTAAAAAGGCTGAAGAAGCCGCATCTAAACTTCAATACATGCCTCGTACACCTGAAGGCCGCTATTTGGCTGGCGGTGAGTTTTTACCACAAGGTGTTAAAGACGTCGCAGGTCGAGTATTGCCAGCTTTAGGTCCAGCCGAGGCAGGAATGATTGGCAATGTACCACTTGGCCAAGCGGCTAATCGTGTTGGTGCGGCAGTTGTAAATGCGCCAAGCAATCTAGCCCGTCGTGCAATCCGAGGCGCTGATACCAATGTACCAGGTATGCAAGCTCGTATTCAAACTATGCGCGATGTAAATGCGCCTATCAGTGTGGGTGAAGCTGCGGCTACTCCTCAAGCTAAATTTATTGAAAGTGGTGCGGCTAAGATACCTGGTGGTGCTGGCGTCATCAATAAACTAGCTGAGCGTCAACAAGCTGCTATTGCGGCTAAAGCTGAAAAAGTTGCCGATAGCTTAGCAACTAATGTTGATCCAACTATCGCTGGTGCAGCAATTGAAAAAGGAATTAGTGGCCCTGAAGGTAGCTTCATGTCACGCTTCCGTCAATCACAGAAGGCGCTATATGATAAATATGACGCATTACTACCTAGCACTGCTCAGGATAGTGTGGCTAATACTAAAGCTGTGCTGGCTGACCTTAACTCAACACTAAAAGATACTCCTGAGTTGGCTAAGCTATTCCAAAACTCAAAAATTAAGCAATTTGAAGCTGCGCTTAATACTGAGCTTGGTGGCACACCACCATCACCTAGTCCAGTGTTGGGACCTTCAGGCCAACCGTACATGATCCCTGGCGTACCGCCTAAAACAACTATCCCTCGTGGGACGTTAAAAGCATTACGTACAGAAGTCGGCGACAAGCTAAATGACCCTAAACTAACGTCTGATGTGTCTACCGCTACGTGGAAACGACTATACGGTGCGTTGTCTGAGGACATGAAAGCGACTGCCGAAGCAACGGGTGATCCTGCCGTATTGAAAGCATTTAACCGTGCTAACAACTTTACTCGCGCTGGCCATGACCGCATCGAGACGGTTCTTAATAAGGTTGTGGGTACCAATAAGCCTAGCGAAGAAATCTATCAAGCTGCGACTAATCCTACCAAGATGAAACAAGGTGCTACTACAATCAACACCGTTCTCAAGTCATTGACACCAGCGGAACGTGATATTGTGAAATCCACCTTTATTGATCGTATGGGTCGTCCTAAACCTGATGCAGACTTCTCTACCGAGACGTTCATTAAAAACTGGGAAAATATGGACCCTAAAGCTAAGCGAGCCATGTTCTCAGGTCAAGACGGTAAATTACGTACCGATATGGATACTATCGCTAAAGCTTCAGCCATGGCAAATGAGTCAATCACAAAGACTGGCTGGACACCTGTTCAATACGCAGTCGCAGGTAGTGCGGCCTTGATGGAGCAAGCTTTGCTTGGTAATTTCGCAACAGCCACTACATTAATCGGTGCAATGACTGGAGCTAGAGCTACTGCTAAATTGATGACAAATCCTAAGTTTGTGGATTGGCTGGCACAAAGTGTAAAACCCGCAACAATGGCTGCTGGTAAAACTGCACCTTCACAAATCCCGCAATTGATGGCAAACTTAAGCCGCGATATGCAGAATGAGCCTGATGACGTGCAAGCAGAAGTGCAACAATATATGCAAACTGTAATGCAATCACAGCAACGTCCTCCTCAACAACAAGTACCAAGATAGAGCTAAGACCATGAGTAAACGACTACTAATTATTGATAACGCTTCCAACTGCCTAGACATGGCCCTCCGCGCTAAGAACGCTGGATGGCAAGTTAAATGGTTCGATAAAGCTCGCCCTGATGGTACACCACGACTAGCTGGTATGGGAATGATTGAAAAGATTGACGACTGGAACGAAATCCCTAAGAAGTGGATGGACTGGGCTGACCTAATCTATCTACCTGATAACGTTTACTACTTGCAATTCATGGAGCCTTATCGTCTTAAAGGGTACCCAATCTTAGCCCCTTCTGTTGAAGCCGCTGCACTTGAGCTTGACCGAGACGCTGGTCAAAAGGCGATGAAAGAAGTCGGTATCAATATCATGGAGTCTAAGGCTTTTAATGACTACGATGCCGCGATTGCTTTCGTTAAGAAAAACCCACAATTCCTCGTGTCTAAGCCTTCAGGTGATGCTAACAAAGCATTGTCTTACGTGGCTTCTGATCCTGCTGACTTGGTGTACATGCTTAACCGCTGGAAAGGCAACGAAGCCTTACGTAAAGCTGCTAAAGCTGAAGGCTTCATCTTGCAAGAGCGCAAGTACGGTATTGAGATGGCCGTGGGCGGTTGGTTCGGGCCAGGCGGTTGGTCACAATGGTTCTATGAGAATTGGGAATACAAAAAACTCATGGCTGACGACTTAGGCGTGAACACTGGTGAGATGGGTACTTTATCTCGCATGGTGAAACGCAGTAAGCTTGCTGAGCAAGTATTGCTACCAATGACACCTATCTTAGAGCGCCTAGGTTATGTGGGCTACATCGACAACAATTGCATTATTGATGCTGATGGCCCTTGGCCAATGGAATTTACAATGCGTGACGGTTGGCCATCAAAACACAATGTGACTGCTCATATTAAAAACGCTGACCCTATCCAATGGCAACTAGACTTGCTCAATGGTGAGGACACAATCGAAGCAATTAATGGTGAAGTCTGTGTCAGTGTAGTTATCGCGCTACCTGACTTCCCTTACTCGAAAATCACAAATAAAGAGCTTTGCGGTATTCCTATCCGCGGTGCCGATGATGAAGAACGTATCCATCTATCAGAGGTGATGCTCGGTACATCGCCACGTATGGTTGGTGACAAAGTAGTGGACTTACCTGGCCTAGTTACCTGTGGTGACTATACAATGGTGGTCACTGGTACTGGTGAGACGATCACTGGTGCTCGCCGCAATGCTTACAGTGCGGTTAAAAAGGTCAAGATACCTAATAGTCCATTCTACCGTCCTGACATCGGGGCTGGTCGTATGAAACGTCA